AGCGGCTAGAACCCGCATTGGGCTTCTTTAAGGAGAAAACAAAATGGGACGTCCTCTCAAAATTAAAAAAATTATCGAAACTGGTTACAACGCTACTACCGGTGCAAATCCAGGTGTAGACATTGGTTTCAATGCACTCACAAGTTTGACAGCACCTGTGTATCCTAGTCCTGTGTGGGACTCGGCCACAGAATATCTGGGTGTGGTCGGTGGAGCTCAACCTCCTACCGTGGCCAGCACCAACTATCCTATCGTCAAGTGCCGTGTGTTTGTGACAGGATTTGCTGAAGCTGATGGTCAGATCATCCGTCAAAAAGGTTCACACAAATTCTTGGTAGCAGATATCACAAGCAGAACAGCACTGGTGGCCGGCCAGGCCTATCGCATTACCATTGTTGGCGATACTGACTGGGCCAGCTATGGCGCTCCAGATGCAGTAGTAGGCACAATCTTCACAGCCACAGCTGCTTTGGCCAACACCGGCACAGGTCGTGTAAATGCTGTTGGTATCTGTGTGCTCACAAGCGATTTGAGCCCCACAGCCGGCAACATGAGCATCAGCTATTTCAGCAATGATTCCACAGAAACAGCGATCAGCAAACTGACCAACAAGTTCTTGCAGAACTTTGCTGGCGGCGCCACAGGTGGCAATGCCGACACTGGTGATGTTTGGAATTATGCTCAAGTGGTCAACGATGTTGAGTTTGCAGCCAACTTCTTCAGCGACGAAGGTGTAACAGCCAAGTCTGGTGCAGAAGTAGCAACCTGGTCAGGCACCGGCCAGCTCAGCAGCGGCAACTTGGATCTTGCTATTGTAGAAAACTACAAAACAGCTTAATTTTTGTTGTAACCAAAAAATCCCCACAATAAGTACTGTGGGGATTTTTTATGAGTCGAGCATTTGTACTAGGCAACGGAGTCAGTAGAAAAAATATAAATCTGTCAGAACTGCAAACCTATGGCAAAATTTATGGTTGCAATGCCCTGCACAGAGAATTTGTGCCCAATGTTTTGGTGGCCACAGATCGCCCCATAGCCACAGCTATACAAGAATCTGGCTATGCTAAAAATCACGAATTTTACACTCGACGCCCATTGGAGGGTTTAGGGGCCAAATCAGTATTGAAAAAATATCACGGCTACAGTTCAGGGCCCAATGCAGTGGCCCTGGCTGCTGAACACGGACACAGGCAAATCTACCTGTTGGGATTTGACATGGGTCCCAATGTCAATAACACATTCAACAATGTCTATGCTGATACAGAGTTTTACAAGACATCAGCACACCCGCCCACATTTGCCGGCAACTGGAAACGACAAATAGTTGAAATCTGCAAAGATTACCCGCATACAGAATTTGTGCGTGTTTGCGGACCAACCACAGCTAGATTTGCTGAACTAGAATCAGTTAAAAACCTAACTCACCTTGATTTGGACGCTCTTACGGACCGCATAAATAATCAAAAGGATCTGTGATGTCTACATACAAGAATACCAGCGGCGATTTGACCCTAACCGGCGACAACGGCCAGGCCACGCTGACCGTCAACTATGCCAATACTGTTTTCACTGGTAACTTAACCTACACAGGTAACCTTACCACCGTGGACGATTTTATTGTTGTAGCTGCCAACAACACTGGCACTATCACAGACATGGGCTTACTGGCCCAAACAGGCCCGTCCACTTTTGCCGGACTGAGATTTGATGTGGCCGCCAATACTTGGCAAATCAGCTCCAGCGTGACCAGCGGTGGCTTGCCCATAGCTAGTTATGCCAATATTTTCACCGGCGGCGGATCGTCTTTTGTGGGCGGTGCCAACACACAGATACAGTTCAATGACGGCGGCAATTTTGGTGCTACGGCCAACTTGACTTTTAATAAAACAACCAATCAACTGTTTTTGTCAGGTTTCCAAGTGTTGGCCAATACAGCAACCCCAGCCAACGTGTCCAACGCAGTGGCAATTTACAGCAACGCTGTCAGCACCGGAGGCACAGGCATATACTTTACATCAGCTGGTGCAGCTGGTGAACTGATCAGCAAGACGAAGGCCATTGCCTACTCTCTCATACTTTAAGGAATCAAAATGTCAATTACAACACAAGTAATCAGCAATACGGTAGTTGGTAATACAGTTTATGTCAGCGGCGGAAATACTGCTATCACCTGGCTCAGCTTAAACAACTGGGGAGCTGCAAACGTAACTGCCAACGTGTTTGTAGTGCCCAACGGCAACACAGCAACAACCAACAATCAGCTTTACTATGCGCTGTTGCTACAAAGCGGTGACACATATCAAATCAACTCAGGTGGTGAAAAACTGGTCTTGAGCAACGGCGATTTTGTACAGGTAATAGCCACAGCCAACACAGTAACCGCAGTCACTTCCTACATAGCAGTTTAATGGGATACTTTGTAAAAAATCGTCAGTTACAGTCTGGCAGCAGTGGTGTGGTCTTGCCATACGGCGGCTCGGCTGTTCGTCCAGAAAATCCCTTGTTTGGCATGATACGCTACAACACCGATTCGGGCTTCTGCGAATTTTACAATGGCAGTATCTGGCAAAACATGGGCGTGGGTGGTGTCATAACCTACACCGTGGACGATTTCACCGGCGACGGATCAACAACAGAGTTTACCATGAGCATTGCCGAAGATCAGGCCACACAAATCATAGTGTTTGTGGGCTCAATCTATCAAGATCCTGCCACAGCCTACACCGTAGACGGCACTTACGACATCACATTTACTTCAGCTCCGCCAGCCGGCATACCCATCAACGTCATACACAGCACCAACTAGTACCATAAATACCCTATCATAGGACAATCACATGGCCATAAGTTTTGTAGCCGGTAGCATGCTCAACAGCGATTTGGTTCGCACCACTAATCTTGCTTTTAACGGCGATTTGATTTATCTTGACGTCACTGGCAATCGTGTGGGTATCAACACTGGCAGCCCGGCCAGCACGCTAGAGGTTGTGGGCAATGTCACAGTTGGCAATATCCTGATACCCAATGTGGGCAATATCAGCGTGGGCAACACCTACATCAACAATCTGTTGGATCCAGTAAATCCTCAAGATGCTGCCACCAAGCAATATGTTATAGATCATGCTGGCAACATTGGCAACATTGGCAATCTGACTTTTTCAAACACTACTATCAGCACCGGCCTGGCCAACGGCAATATCACAATAACGCCCACTGGCAACGCTATAGCTGTGATAGATACCACAACAGGACTGCAGATTCCTGTGGGCACAACCGGGCAACGACCCAACCCGGCCACAGCCGGCACAGTGCGATTCAACTCCGACATAAGCCGGATGGAAATCTACGACGGTTCAGAATGGGACCAAGTAGTAGGCGGCGTGACCAATCAGACCATTGCCAATGCCAATGGTGTGACTACAACCTTTACCTTGGATCGTTCAACCACGACTGCTGCGGTTTTGATCATGCTGAACGGTGTGGTGCAGCTACCGGGCACGGCCTACAACATGAGCCCCAATCCCAGCGCCAACTTGGTTTTTACAGAAGCGCCAGCTTCCAACGACACCATAGACGTGCGATTCCTATAACAAAAATCTAGTCTAGCGACGCCTGCACTGCAGGTTTTCCAGCACGCATCAGCCCCAGAGCTAACTTATCCCAAATAACGGCACAGATAAGTGTTTACCGACGGCTCCGGTAAATAAGAGATAGCCCGTGATTTGTCACGGGTGCGGCTAGGAAAACCGGAGACCAACATGCCTGTAACAAGAATTAATAATAATCAGATTACCGATGCCATATCTGGCAACGTGCTAGTGGGTGTAAATGCTGCGTCTAAATTGCAGAACTACTCGATTACATCTACTAAGATTGCCAACAATCTGACATATGGATCTGATCTTACTATTTCAGGCAACTTAACCGTCAACGGCACTACCACTTCGGTAGACACAGTCAACACCTTGATCCAAGATCCGTTGATTACCCTAGCTGATGGACAGACCTCGGGTGTGCCCACACTGGACATTGGTACCATTGGTCTGCGCGGCAGCCAAAACTCTGCTGTATTGGCCTGGAAAGAAAGTCAACTGGGATTCGTAACAGCACTCAGCACCACCACAGTTTCCAACACCACATTTACCATCTCCAGCTACGCCAACTTACAAACCGGTAACTTTATTGCTCAAGGCACAACCAGCCTAGTTGGCAACTTGATTGGTGCAGTCAACGCCACTGGCAATATCACAGGCGGTAATTTATTAACTCCTGGCTTGGTATCAGCCACAGGCACAGTCACCGGCGGCAACATAGCCACAGGTGGCACAGTCAGTGCCACAGGCAACGCCACAGCAGGTAATTTATTAACCGGCGGCCAGGTCAGCGCCACAGGCAACATCACTGGTGGCAACATCATTAGTGGCAACGCTGTGATTGGCAACATCACAGTCAGCGGCAACATTGCTGTCAATAGCCTTACATCAAACACTTTTGTCAGTGCCACAGGCAATGTCATTGGTGGCAATGTTACAACCGGAGGTTTGATCAGCGCCACAGGAACAATTACTTCGGCTGCTACTATCACCGGTGGCAACTTGGCCACAGGCGGAACAATTTCAGGCACGGGCAACGTCACAGGCGGCAATGTACTCACAGGCGGACTTGTTTCAGCCACAGGTAATGTAACCAGTGCAGCCAATGTGTCGGGTGGCAACTTATTAACAGGCGGATTTGTTTCAGCTACAGGCAATGTGTCTAGTGGTAATTTGAATATCACAGGCAATATTGTGGACACAGGTCCTTTATCATTGGTTACTGCGGCTTCTGGCAACGTCAACTTGTCACCCAATGGCACCAACGTATTGGTAGTCACTACCACTGGTGCCAACGTCGCAGGCACACTCAATGCCACTGGCAATGCCACAGTGGGCAATCTCAGTGCAACCAGTGTTACAGGTACCGCGGTTTCTGTATCCGGTGGCGTAACAGCTGCCAGTGTAGCAGGTGGGGTAATCACCGGTACTTCAACCAGTGTAACTGGAACACAAACTGCCGCTAGTACAGTGGGCGGTGTCATAACCGGTAGCAGTGTCAGCGTCACAGGCAACGTGACAGCAGCCAACTTTATTGGTAACGTTCAAGGAAACATCAGCGCCGCCGGAGCCAACACTCAAGTTTTGTTCAACGACGGCAACGTGGCCAATGCAGTGTCAGGATTTACATTCAACAAAACATCAAATTTAGTCACTGTGGGTGGCAACGTTAATGCACAGAATTTCAATGGCAATGTGTTTGGTACAAGCGTTAGCGCAAGCGGCACAGTGACCGCTGCTAGTACAGTGGGCGGAGTCATTACAGGTTCAAGCTCCAGCGTTACTGGCACACAAACAGCAGCCTCAACTGTGGGCGGTGTCATAACTGGCTCAAGCTCCAGCGTTACTGGCACACAAACAGCAGCCTCAACTGTGGGCGGTGTCATAACTGGCTCAA